CAAAAAGATAGTTTGTCAATGATAGAATATAGTGGGGTAGGAATGCGCTGTTTGAAAATATATGTGTAGCCGAGTACTACTGTACCAAACCGCCAAGCAAGACAGCTTTTGGGTATATGCTATTCTCACCTATTCTGTCTTGTTTAAGCTTATTCTGGGGGATTTTTCGCTATTTTGTTTCATTCAGGGTGATTAAGGTGCATTAATTTTTTGCAGGTTTTTCTAACTATTTTCACGATTTTAAAAATAGTGCTTGACAAATGGATTTTTTTTAGTATATTATATAGTATAAGGGTATATATAGTAATGGGTTACGTAAACGGCTGCTAAAACAATGCAGCTATTTTTATAACTAGATGGGAGACAATGAGTAACGAACATATAGAGCGTATCTTTAAGAAACTGAAGAACTTAGCACAATATAAAGATTTTGCGGATCTCGATCTGTGGAAGATTGCAATGGAGAAAATAAATGAAGATGAAAAGACGAGTGATGATCTTGATGTAGAGGGGATGTTTGTAGACAGTGTTGAGAAAAAAGAGGCTAAGGGGCTACTTAAGAGATATCTACGTAATTATACGTTTGACAGCGAATCAGAGAAGAATACTGTCAAGCAACTAGTCTTTTTAGAGGTATTCAATAATAGGTTACAGAGGGAACTCAATACCTATCACCAAGAGAAACAACCTGCTCCCGTTAAGACTGTAGAAGCCCTTCATGCTAACCTATCCCAGATCAGTAACCTTAAGGCACAACTAGGGATCAGGAAGGATAGTAAATCCTCTCAGAGCGATGCTTACCTCGCCTTTGAGACCCTGAAGAGGAAGATGAAGAGATGGCAAGAGGAGAATCAGGGAAGCAGAACTCTCCTCTGTCCTCATTGCGGTAAGATGACCTTATTAAGGATTAATATGGATGCCTGGACGGCTCAGAAGCATCCCTTCTTTATAGATAGAGTACTAGCCAATAAACACCTTATGCTCCTCTATAGAGATAACAAGATTAATCAGGATGATGTAGCTAAAGTACTTGAGACAAGTACCGATTACGTAACTTGGTTATTAGACAAGATTTTTCCCAAACAATATAAAAAGATCCCTAATGAAAGTGTAGACACTAGTAGTGGGGAAGTAGTACAGAAAATAGAGGAGTCAAATAATGGCGAACAATAGTAGAATTCAACCTATGTATGCGGATACAGCTTCAGATTCAAGATTGATAAAGGATACTACGGAAATAACAATTCATGGAATTATGTGTATCCCGTCAAACGCTACGTGGGCGTGTATTTTGAAGGATGGAGCTGGGAATACAATATTTTCAGCAAGTAACGTGGCAGCGGGTGCAGTTATGCCACCTTCTTCGTTCCAGACTACGGGTTTAGTTGTCAATACATTAACAAACTGTACAGTTTTAATATATACACAATAGTAGACGAATGCTCAGTAGTAGACAGTAGCTCATATTCTTGAAAGATGTGCGTGAACAAGCCTTCCTTTGGGCTAAACGACTAGTATGAGGGGTGTAGGGCTGCGTCCCGCAAGGGGCAGTGGTTCAAGAGACTTCATACAAAGTGCTTCTATCGTAACCTATACTAATTGTATATGGTGAAAAGGCGATGGGAGTTAAGGGTACGCACTAACCCCTTCATCTTTCGGAATATTCCTGCCTGTGTAGCTCAGTCGGCAGAGCAATGGTTTTGTAAACCATAGGTCGCAGGTTCGATTCCGTGCCATAGGCTCCACATATGCTATTAGAAAAAATAAAAGAAGACGAACTGCAATTTATGCAGGATGTCTATAATCCTATCGCCCTCACAGAATGTTTATTCAGTGATTTTGATAATATGGGGGAATTTGCTGAGGAAAAGTTTGGTCATATTAGGTTATATCAGTATTCAATGTTATCATATGAATACCTGATAGATGATGATCCCAATATTTCTGCCAAAGATTATTTAAAACTCAGAGAAGGGGCAGGTAATTTATACTGCTTCGGTGGAAGAAAATTTGGTAAGACTATTTGTGTAGAAGTAATAGATTTGATGTTGTCAATGGTCTTATTGGGCAGTGAACAAGTTGGTTTCAGTTCTTATGATGCTTTACATATCCGTGGTATTCTAGAAAAAGTAATACAGGCTATAGAAGTTCATCCATATTTTAAGAACATCTTAGCACCAAAAATCAATAGAAGTCCTAACTACCACTTCTACTTACGTTCAGGCTATACCCTCGATAGCGTTAATATGAACTTAGGTAGCAAATCCCCAGGTTCTCAGTTTTTTCAAAAACACTTTACCCGATTATATGTTGAGGAAGCATCCTTTGAGACAGAAGAAGTCAATAAAAAAAGAATAGATTCTGTTTCTGAAAATGGATGCGTGCAACGCCTAGCTGGGATGACTAACTTTACTAAGTATAGTCCCGTAGGGCGTGTGTTCTATGATTACAGTAAACACAATTGGATTTCTAATTATCCTCAATTCGTTAATCCTAAATGGGATGCTTTAGAGAAAGAAAGGGCTATTAAAGAACATGGTGGTGAAGGTTCACTGTCTTATAGAATATTTGTAAGAGGTGAAGTAGTTGAGGAAGGTGTTTCAGTTTTTGATATGGAAAGAGTCAGGAAGACCTATGATGATACTAAAATAGTTAAAACATTTGAAATATCTAAACAGTCTTTTCCTCACTTCAGGAATTTATTAGTATTAGAAAAACCTAATCAAGTTACCAATGCTTACATATGTGCAGATATTGGCGAATCTGCTCCAACAGAAATAGTTATATTTTTCAAACTTCGTGATAAATATTTATATTCTTACAATGTTACATTATATAATTTAACCGATAAAGAGCAAACAGAAATATTCAAATATATTTATGAAAAGTTACAAGGTGCTTATATCGGTATCGATACTACTGAAGGTACTGGTAGGGCAATCTTTCGTTCCCTAGCTGAAATCTATCCCGCTACTTCTTTAATATGGGTAGGGTTCAATGAAAAGACCAATGTTGATTTTGAGAGAGACGAAAGAGGTAATGTTGTATTTGAAAATGGTTTGCCTACTTATAAAGAAGAATTTGTTGCCGATTGGTCAATAAAGAGATTGAAAGATTTATTATATGAAGATAAAGTAACGTTACCAATAGATTATAAATTAGACATACAATTAAACTCAGTTATCGCTACTATAAACGCTACTAGGACAGTATACGAATGTGTAGCAGAAGAAGACCATCTTTTTGCTGCCTTAAGAGTTTTTGCAATAGCTGAATGGCTTAATGAATTTAATATCTTACGTCCTCTCGTCCTTAAAAAATTTGGGAAGAGTGGTGCGTAATACCATAGGGAGAATTAATGGAAAGTAGACCAAACCTAAATCCACTGTTAAAATGGCTTTGGGATTTAATAACTTTTTATTCTAGTGAATCAATTATAACACCTACTACATACCCTGAAAGGGTTGCAGGGGTAAAATCTACATTAGCAAGCGATACATCTGGTTTGGTAAATTCCGTATTAGATTTTGCTATTAATACTGCCTTAGTTGAATATAATATAGAAACTGAAAATGAACAATTAAAAGAATTAGTTTCCGATTGGTTCGACCAAATTAATTCTGCTTTTATTGGAAAAATTCCTATTGGTATTCAAGGGTTAGCTAAAGAATATTTCAGGGAAAGATGGAAGGGTTCATCTTTTCTGGTATTACGTAGTCAATGGGCGGATACTAAAATAGGAGATACTTCATTTAATCTTCCTACTAAAATGTGGTTTGTCGATGGACAAAATATAATTGTTGATGGGGATGAAAAAGTTAGGATGATAGGAGAAGAAAATTATTATATTAAGATTAGTGATTCAGAAAAGAAGGCAATACCTGTTGATGAAAAAGAATTGATTTTTGTACAAAAACCATTCGATTCATGGAGTAGTTTATATGCAAACCCTTTCTTAATTCAAAGAGGGTTGTGGAGAAATTTACAAATATTTGAATTATTGACTAAGAAGGGGGAAAAATTTATCAGTAAAGCGTTAGAGTATATGTTAGTATTTAAACATGGTACTGAAGCTTTAGCCCTTAATGGTAATCCTGGTTTTACTTATAGTGAAGACGATTTGAAAACTGCAAAAGATGATTTGAAAAAGGTAGTAAATGATAATGCTAATTCTCCAGGTATACCAGTTTATTCTACTAATTTCGATACACAGTTTGAACATTTAGTTCCCGATTACTCTACTGTAATGAAAACTGAAATATTTACAGAACTAGAAAGACGTTTATTAGGGGGATTAGGATTAATAGATATTATTACAGGTACATCTTCTACAAGACGTGAATCAATACTTAATCCAAAACCTTTTATCAAAGAAGTAGAGGCTGGAATTACAGAATATGCACAACTGTTGGAAAATGTTTTATTTGTGATTGCAGATCGTAATAAAGCAAATCATCCTAAATATTTTAGTGAGAAAATAGAATTACATTATTCTCCAATAAAAGAATTCATTACTGATAATATTAGAGATCATTTAAGAAGTTGTTATGATAGAGGGGTGTTATCTAAAGAAACTTATACTGAAGTTATGGGAGTAGATTTAGATATAGAAGTTACTCGTAGAGAACGGGAAACAGATAAAAAGTTAGAAGTAAAGATGTATCCTCCTATTATAGACAATAAAGAAGGTACTGGGATAGATTTACAGAAAGACAGTACAAATATACCTAAATTAAAAACTATTACACCACCGCTTCCTGCACCTAAATTTCCTGCTACTAAACCTAAATCCGATAATATTCCTGTTAGTAAAAAAGGTCCAGAAGCTAAAAATTATAAAGGTGAGTTCGGGGAAGAATTATCGCAAGATGATGCAGTATTTTTCTCTGGTCTTACCCCTGAAGATTTAGAAGAAGGCAAAATAGTAGAAAGAAAAGATGGTTGGTATGTTATATCAGAAAAGACTGGTAAAAATTTAGGTGGTCCATATAAAACTAAACAAGAAGCCGAGAAGAGACTTAGACAAGTAGAATGGTTTAAGCATAAAGGCACGGAAGAAATTGAGAAGGAAGAGGCATAACCTATGAATGACAGAATTAAATTTTTCCTAGAAGATCTGACATTTAATGCTCAATATGAGATACTAGAATATTCTAAGGAAAATGACGAATTAAAAGAGATAGCTATAAAGAAAGGGATACAGATTCCTTCTAAAGACATAGCAATATTCAAATGTAAATATGCTATGGTTGATGAAGAGAATAGAAATGGCTGTACTCTTCCTAGAAAAGAAGTAAAAAAAGCTATTAAAACTATTGTAGGTAAAGCTATTGATAAAGACCATCTAAGAAAATCTACAATAGGTTATTGGTTAGAAGCACATTTAGACGACAATGATATTATAGCCTATGGTGCTTTTTGGAAATCTAACTTTTCAGAAGATTATGAAGAGATTAAAAAACGGATGACTGAAGGTACTATGAAGATTTCGTTTGAAGCATGGGGTGATAGGAAATCTACTGGTGAAAAAAGTTATGAATTACATAATATAGAATTTGCAGGTGGAGCATTATTATTTGATACAGTCCCTGCTTTTCCTGAAGCTGAGGTACTAGAATTTTCTGTTAAAAGAAATCAAATACTAGAATTTGCAAGAGTAATAGAAGATGCAAAACCAGAGGGAGACTTACTAATGGAAGAAGCGAGACTGAATTTTTATTATGACAATGAATTTGTAGGCAGGATTATGATGGAGACAGAATGTGGTACCTGCAAAATGAAAGGGTTCAACGATATTCTTAATATAGATTTTGAGAATAGTAAAGTGAAAGGTAAGTGTATAGGTTGTGGTGAAGTTGCTGCTTATGACTTAACTCCCGCATCAGTTATAATTAAAAAGGGTAAACGCCCTGAAACATCTATAACAAGTAAGGAAACGCAAGATAAGACAGATAGTAGTACTAAAGACAAAGTAAAGAAGGAAGAAGGAGGTCAAGTAGTGGATGAATTAATTAAGAAATACAACAAAGCCTCAGTTGAGGAGCTATCTAAATATATTGATGAAACTTTAGTGTCTCTATCTGCTAAAGAGCAAGAAATTGCCACTCTTAAAGCTGAAACCGAGAAGTTAACGAAACAGGTAGAAGAGTCTAAATTAGTAATAGAGAATTCTAAACTTGAAGCTGAAAAGGTAAAGATTGAGTTTGATAAAATTAAGGCTGACTTGGATGTACGGATAGCTGCTGAGAAAGCTGCGTTTGTTAAAGCTCGTAGAGATGAGTTAGGCGAGGAATTCGCAAAAGAGATTTCT